GACGGCGGTTGACGGAAGCGTAACGGTCGTTAACGACCGTCCAACGACCGTTAACGCTGCGTTAAGCCCTGCTCCTTCTCCTTATCCTAATCCTGTACAAAGAGGAGAGACATCCCTTACTGAAGATAGTCATGTGAACGAAGATAGCGCGCACGCGCATAAAGAATCTCGCCAGTGTGGGAAGGAGGAGGTTTCTGTGCCTGTGCCGTCTGCGATTTGGGATGAACCGGGATTGGAGTTTCAGGAGCTACGAGAATTCTACACGCAGGAAATTCGCTGCGAAGGTCCTCTGGCAGGATTTCAAGAATACAAGCAACTCAAGGCGTCACGTGATAGAAGTGGTGCCTCTCTTTGGCCGGGATTACACCGAATCCTTGACGATCTCACGGCTCGCAAACAAGCAGGCGTATGGAATCCAGGCTACGCTATCGGCCTTGGCAAGTACTTAGCACAGCGCGAATGGCGAACCCCGCCTCAACCCCACGCATTGTCCAAAAAGCCAGCCATCCCCACAGAACATCAGAAACGCCAGCAAGAACGACGGGACATGGCTCGCATGGCTTTAGAGCTGCGCGAACATGAACGAGCCGAATGCGAAGCAATGCAAGGAGAAATACAACATGAGCAAACCATGCATCAGCACACTACGTAGACGTATCTTGCCCCGTCTCGTTGACGCTGAGGCTGTCTACAGCAGCGGTCGCAGTCCGGAAGAACTGAATCTGCTGGCAGATATTTTTGCTGAAGACCTTGAAGGAGAGAACCCGGACAGTATAGACCAAGCGTTCAGACTCCACCGCCGTGAGTCTACACGTTTTCCTACTCCTGCGCACATCCTCGCCTTACTGCCACGATGCAGAGCGGTCAACGACACTCTTGCCTTACCGGAAGCCCAAATCAAATGTACGCCTGGTTACGGTAAACTGGTTTGTGATGCTGTGCGTGGGGACCCAGAAGCAAAACGCAAAATGGATGCGCTTATCGCACAGACCCTGAGCTGAGGTTAGCAGTGAGCAGCTCCATCAGCGTCCGTGACATACAGGCAGCCGGAGGTCTGCAAAAATGGCTCAATACAGGAGCAAAGACTGTGCTCTCTCAAGATTCGCAGCATAGAGCCATACCAACGACCAAAGGCAAAGGTCGTTTACCTGCCAACCGAGTCGTAGGCTATGTGGCAGAACGCATGAACAAGCTCGAAGTCGCCTATGCAGAGGAACTTGAAATCATGCGTCGTAATCAAAAGATTATTCAATGGCAATTTGAGGCCGTCAAACTACGCCTCGCAAATAGAACGAGCTATACGCCGGACTTTTTTGTCATGCTTCTGGATGGAACTTTAGGCTTCCACGAGGTGAAAGGACACTGGGAGGATGATGCCCGTGTAAAAATCAAAGTCGTATCCGAGCAGTTTCCGCAGTTCTTTTTCGTGGCTGTTCAGTGGGACAGAAAAGGGCGAATATGGAAATATGAACACTTTTGAACCTGCAACAGTAATCTAGAAACACGAGTCAGTGAAAGGCATTAGGTTCATGGGGGAAATGCCTAAGAGGCCAAATAAAAGATGGAATGGATGTCCCGAAAAAAGGTAACTCATGCAGACAACCAAGGATGACCCTCGACGCTGCCTTCAATGTGGCACTATGGGCAAAAGACCTTACCGTACTCGCCGCCTCAGTGAGCTTGGTCTCAAGCTCAAATATGCTTGCCCAAACTGCAAAGCAACATGGGAAGTATATCTGGTACGCATTGGAACAGCAAAAAACCCCTTTGATGAAAATTTTGTTAAAAAAAATTTACACTGTGTAAATTTGTAGGCTTGATAATCACCTATATGGTCATGATAAACTCTCTCGTAAAAGGGGGTGTTTATTATGGCCTTTAAATTTTCTAAGAGATCTAAACAAAACCTCAACGATGTGCATCCTCTCCTCGTAAAAGTTGTATATCGCGCCCTAGAAATATCCAAGGTAGATTTCACGGTTGTAGATGGTTTGCGCAGTTTGGAAAAGCAGCGTGAATATGTCGCCAAGGGTGTTTCAAGAACCATGAAATCATATCACCTCCGACAGTCCACCGGATATAGCCATGCCGTGGATTTGTACCCCTATTACGATGGGTCAGTCCAAGTTGAAGCCCCATGTGAAAAGTTCTGCGCTATTGCACTAGTTATGAAGCAGGCTGCCGCAGAGCTTGGAGTCACCATCTGTTGGGGAGGTGACTGGAAACGGTTTATCGACAGGCCGCACTATCAAATCGAGGTAGACTGACAATGTCTCTACCTGTTCTTGCAACCGCTATTCCCGGACTAATCGCTATTATGAGCGACCTGTTTGATGGACTATCCGGCAAACAAAAGGTCAAGGCCGAGCAGGCCATGAAACTTCTGGAAATGGCTCAGGCAGAAGCTGAAGGTCAACGCCAGATAACTCAGATTGAAGCCGGACACAGATCACTATTCGTCGCAGGATGGAGACCGTGTATCGGATGGGTGTGCGCTATTGGTATCGCGTATGAGGTCCTTGGCCGCCCTCTGCTTCTTTGGTGGTCACTGGTATACCATTCAAAAGTACTGGAACTGCCCTCCATTGATTACGTCCTGTGGGAATTGACCGTTGGCATGCTCGGTATGGGTGGCCTACGAACTTTTGAAAAAATTAAGGGGGTGTCGAAATGAACGATTGTGATATACGCCCTACCCTTAATCTCATACTCAAGAAGCTAGAAGAGTTTGATGCCCAGAAAATACTTCTGGCACGCATATCTGAAAAACTTGATTCGCAAAAGGATGCCTGTACCGAAAGGCGGGGCGCATTCAATACGGAGATAGAAAATATCAAATTCTCTTTGCGCAATCTCGGAGAGCGCACATGCAAAAACGAAAGATTCATCAATCATCTTGAAGGGCAAATGAAAATCTTCGCCTGGATAGTCACGGCAGCAAATGCAGTGATTGCCTGCATTGCCCCTTTTTTCATCAAATTACTTGGTATCGGAGCAGGATAAGCATATGCCAACCGCACAATTACCCATCTTTATCGGTGAAAAAAAGATGCTGGTCATGTACCAGCGTGCACCGTCATCCTCCGGTCGTCCTTCCTATAATCTACCCTGTCCTATATGCGGTAAATGGAGCCACGTTTTAAGGCGTTCCAGCAGGGTGCGAAAAAAAATTTCTGTCCGTGTTTGCGAATGCCAATCGTGCGGCTACCGCTGGAGGTTGCACATCCCTCTTGAGGAAGCCACGGACGTGATTCAGTAGTATGCTATGGGCGCAAGAATATCGTTGATATTCCAATGTTTAACAAGAATTTTAGACCAACTTTAGGAGTTATAAAAAGATGTTGCTCACCATCGAAAACTGGCCCATCGAGAAACTTATTCCCTATGCGCGTAACCCCCGCAAAAACGATGAGCAGGTAGACCGCATGGCTGCGGCCATTAAGGAGTTTGGATTTCGGATTCCGATTGTCGCAAAGTCTGACGGTTCTGTCGTTGATGGTCATTTACGCTTAAAAGCTGCTTTGAAGTTGAGCATGACAGAAGTCCCTGTGGTGTTGGCTGACGAACTTTCTGACGCCCAGGTGAAGGCATTTCGCATCCTCGTCAACCGATCGGCCAATTGGGCGGAGTGGGACGAAGAACTTCTTAAGCTGGAACTTGAAGAGTTGCATGATGGTGGCTTTGACCTCGCCTTGACAGGATTTGAACCAATAGAACTTGACCGTGTTATGTATGGCAGCGAACAGACTGTGGGAGAAGGAGCAGAAGAGCTGAATATTGAAGACTACAATGATGAAGCCTTTGAACACGAGTGTCCACGGTGCAAATTCAAATTCAGTGACGGGAAGAAGTAATGTTTTCGTGGAAGTGGAAATTATCTGACTTGTCCAAAGTTAAACAGAATGGATTGAAGGTCTTTTCTTGCTTTGCCTGCGGGGGCGGCTCCAGCATGGGATATAAACTGGCTGGCTACACCGTACTTGGGAATTGCGAGATAGACCCCACAGTAGCTGAAGTCTATAAGCAGAATCTGCATCCCCGCTACAGTTTCGTCATGGATGTCCGCGAGTTTCTTACCCTGCCTGATGATAAGATACCGTCAGAACTTTTTGAGCTGGATGTGCTGGATGGTTCGCCTCCCTGTTCCGTATTTTCTACTGCTGGCAAGCGAGAGGATGGTTGGAATAAAGAGAAGCAATTTGCTGAAGGCCAGAAGTTCCAACGTCTTGACGACCTGTTTTTTACGTTCATCGATATAGCCAGGAGGCTACAGCCGAAAGTCGTAGTGGCCGAAAATGTGACGGGCCTCATCAAGGGGAATGCCAAAGGCTACGTCAATGAAATATTGAAGGCTTTCACATCGGCTGGATATGAAGTGCAAATGTTTGAGCTACACGCAGAGCGCATGGGAGTACCACAAAAACGCCATAGAATTTTCTTTATAGCACGCCGACAAGATTTAGATTTACAGAAAATAAAATTACGGTTTGAACAAAATCCTATCCCATTCGGTAAAGTAAGGAGTAAAACAGGTGTGTGTTATAAAAAAGATGGAATAGTTAAAGAATTAATGAAATTGAGAAAGCCTACTGACAGAAAAATATCTGATATATCAAAAAGAGTACGTGGAAAAGCATCTGGTTTTGCAAGAAGTCTGTTCGCTGATGAGCGTGTAGCTGACACTATTACCGCTGGTGGAAATCATTACAGAATGTATGATGGGATGAAAATATCCACACATGATATGATTAACATCTCCACATTCCCTCAAGACTACGATTTTATGAATCGGCCACCGCAGTTTTTTTGCGGCATGTCCGTACCACCTGTCATGATGGCAAATATTGCATCAGAGATAGCACGACAGTTTTTTAACAAATGATATAATGCCTATAGGATAAAATGTATGGATAGCTTGAAATTTGAAATGTGGCCCGTTGAACGGCTTGTTCCATATGCCAGAAATCCAAGAAAAAATGATGCACAAGTTGACAGGATGGTGTCTGCAATACAGGAGTTTGGATTTAGAATTCCTGTCGTAGCTAAAAGTAATGGAGATGTAGTAGATGGGCATCTTCGGCTTAAGGCCGCACTGAAGCTCGGACTTACCAATGTTCCAGTAGTACTGGCTGATGAGCTGACAGATGCACAAGTTAAAGCCTTCCGTATTTTGGCTAACAGATCAGCAAATTGGGCAGAATGGGATAATGAGCTGCTCAAACTGGAACTTGAAGAAATCGAAGCAGCAGGCCTGGACCTTGAGCTGACTGGATTTGACATTGAAGAATTACAGGAATTGATGGCAGATGACCTTATCGCTGGTCAGACCGATGCAGATGAAGTTCCAGAGGTACAGAACAATGAACCGTCCGTAACACAGGAAGGAGACATCTGGCTATTGGGAAAACATCGACTGATGTGTGCTTCCTCTTTATCCATAGAGGCAATGGAAACGCTCATGAACGGAGAACTTGCCGACATGTGGCTGACTGACCCACCATATAATGTGAATTATGTAGGATCAACTAAAGATGCTCTTACAATACTGAATGATAATATGGACAATGTAGCATTTCGGCAGTTTTTATGCGATGCCTATTCTGCTGCAAATTCAGTACTGAAGCCAGGAGCTGTTTTTTATATTTGGCATGCTGACACAGAAGCCTACAACTTTAGAGGTGCTGCCGCTGATGTTGGCTGGACAGTGCGCCAATGCCTGATTTGGTGTAAGAACAGCATGGTTATGGGAAGGCAAGATTACCATTGGCAGCATGAACCATGTCTGTATGGTTGGAAGGAAGGAGCCAGTCACTTGTGGGCGAGTGACAGAAAGCAGACGACACTATTGCAGTTTAATAAGCCAGCCCGCAATGACGTACATCCAACAATGAAGCCTGTGGAGCTTTTTGAATATCAAATGCTGAATAACACAAAAGGTAGCGATATCATTCTTGATAGTTTTGGTGGCTCTGGCACTACACTCATCGCTGCCGAAAAAAATGGACGAATTGCCAGACTGATGGAACTTTCTCCCCACTATTGTGACGTTATAATTCGTCGCTGGCAGAACTTCACTGGTCAGCACGCAATACAGGAATCCAGTGGCAAAACTTTTGATGAGGTCTCCAATGGCTAGAGGTAAAAGTACAAAGCCAAAGGGTTACAGTCCTGAACAGGCAAAAACGGTCATGGCTATGGCGCAGTATGGAGTTCCGCTTGATGACATAGCTGCAGTCATTGGCATGTGCGATGATACCATGCTCAAAATCTATAAGAATGAAATAGCCAAAGGACGAGCAGCTGCCAACGCCAAGATCGGCAAACGTCTTTTTGAAAAAGCTATGGATGGGGACACTACGGCCCTCATATTCTGGGCAAAATGTCGTATGCGCTGGAAATCAGAAGACAAAAAGGCAGAGATGGAAGAGTCGGTTGTACCTCCACCCGTGATCAATGTTCAGATCGTTGATGGCAGGATAAACTCCAATGCCGATTGAAATATGCCCCAGCCTTACGAGACCGCAGGCGAACTTTCTCAAAAAAGGCCATAAATACCGTGCCTTTGTTGCTGGGTATGGTTCGGGTAAAAGCTGGACAGGCTGCTGTGCCCTTGCCATGCACTTCTGGCAGCATCCAGGCATCGATGCCGGATACTTTGCACCAACCTATCCACAGATACGCGACATTTTTTACCCTACAGTTGCCGAATGTTTCGACCAGTGGGGTCTTGAAGCCATCGTAAAGCAGAGCAAACATGAGGTGCTTGTGTTTTCCGGCAGTGACTTTCGTGGTACGATAAAATGTCGAAGCATGGACAAGCCGGAAACCATCATCGGCTTTAAAATCGGGCATGCCTTGGTAGACGAAATTGACGTCATGAACGTGGACAAGGCGACACTGGCTTGGCGCAAAATCATTGCTCGTATGCGTTACAACAAGCCTGAGCTGCGGAATGGAATCGATGTCACAACAACGCCAGAAGGATTCAAGTTCGTATATAACCAGTTCGTCAAACAGGTTCGGGAACGGCCAGAGCTTGGTGAGCTGTACGGACTGACACAGGCCAGTACTTACGACAATGAAGTCAATCTGCCGCCAGACTATATCCCATCCCTGCTGCAAAGTTATCCGCCGCAGCTTATCCAAGCCTATATTAACGGAGAGTTTGTTAATCTTGAGACAGGAACAATCTACTGCCAATTCAAGCGAAATGTTAACTCGTCTACTGAAGCGATCAAAGCAGGTGAAGTGCTCTATATCGGCATGGACTTCAACGTAGGTAAAATGGCTGCTGTAACTCATGTTAAGCGTGACAAGCTGCCCCATGCGGTAGATGAAATAGTCAATGCTTATGATACGCCGGATATGATTCGGCGCATCAAGCAGCGTTACTGGAAGTACGAGAACGGATGTTACGTACCGACCTGCCAGATTCGCATTTACCCGGATGCATCCGGAGATTCTCGCCGATCTGTAAACGCCAGTGCCACCGACATTGCCCTGCTTCGAGAAGCTGGTTTTCAAGTCTGCGTCAACCGCGCAAACCCACCAGTCAAAGACCGTATCAATGCCATGAATGCCATGTTCTGCAACAGCATGGGCGAGCGGCGATATTTTGTTAATCAGAATGCCTGTCCATCCTATGTTGAAGCTCTGGAACAGCAGCCTTGGGCCAAAAACGGTGAGCCGGATAAAACCACCGGCCATGACCATCTGAATGATGCTGCCGGATATTTCATAGTGCGCGACTATCCTATAACCCGGCGTGAAATCTACTTTGCTAATGCTATGGGCTAAAGCCAGAAGGACAATCCTATGGACTATGACAAAAAACATCCCCTGTACGGCCCTGGACTGATACGCCGTGAACTTGCTCTTGATCTCTATGAAGGTGGTAAGCATGTGGAGGGCAAGTCAGCCTATCTGGTTCGCCATCCCTATGAGAGCAAGGCGCAATATAAGATACGCATGGAACGTGCAACCTATCGCAATTTCACTGCCCCTATTGTGGATGTCTTCGCCAGCTTCATTAACGAAAATCGTCCTCAGCGAGAATTGCCTACCAGCCTGTCTGCGATAGAAGAAAATGCCGATCGCATGGGTATGAGGGCAAATCCATTTTTTGCACATATTACTCGTTTAGCCGCTGCAGGAGGCATACGCTTTGTGCTGATAGATATGGAACCGGAAGTGGGGGCAAGTATAGCCGAGGCCAAAGCCGCCGGACGCCGCCAACTTCCCTATTTTGTGGACGTGAATCCTGATGACGTACTGGATTGGCAGATAGGCCCAGATGGACTGGATTGGGTAGTCATCCGTTCAAGCAGCATTGAAGGTAATGCCCCTTTTACCGATGGCATCCTCTATGAAACCCTCACGGTCTGGATGCCTACAGAGTGGCGGCGTTATAAGCGAATTGTAGAAAATGGTAAGGGTGGAACAGCAGACTGGCATGAAGATAGCAAGGGAATCAATCCTACAGGCGTAGTACCGTTAGTTCCCTTTATCTTTGAGGCCGGGCCGGACAGTATGACCGGCGTTGCGGCCACGGACGATATTTTGTCTCTTGTGTTGCGCATCTATCGGCGTGACAGCGAGCTGGACAAGATGCTTTTTGACCGTGCCGTACCCCTGCTCAAGGTCTGCGGGATGGATGTGAAAGACTGGGAAACATTTACTGTGGGGAGTTCCAGTGCCCTCATGTCTACCGAACCACAAGGCATCGAGGCCGAGTATGTGGAACCTACCGGCACTTCTTTTGATGCTCAGACATCCTATCTGACACGTGATGAGAACAGCGTGCGCGAAATTGCCCTGCGCATGATTCGACCGTTGTCTGCCGTAGGCGAAAGTGCCGAAAGTAAACAGATAGACCGCCAACAGCTAGATACTCAGCTGGCTGCCTTTGCCCGACGCTGTGCCTCTGCCGAGGCACGCTGCTGGAAAATAGCTGCCAAATGGCTGGGCTTGGGTGAAGCTGAACAGGGGGGCATCTCCACCCCCTATACGGAAAACTATGATGTAGACGCCACAAGCGAAGCCATCGTGACGGCATTGCTCTCGCTCAAAGGACAGAATGTTATTTCCGCTGCCACTATCCGACAAACAGAGGCCGTCAGAAAATATCTGCCAGAAGATTGGACACCGGAAGAGGAAGAGATCCGTCTGCAGCAGGAAACAGGCAACATGACAACCAACAGTACCATGCTCAGCCTTTCCAGTGCGCTGAAACGTGGTAATTTAAACAGTACGCAAATCAACCTGTAGCGGAGCAATTCCATGACGATTGACCAGCGTATTGAGCATCATCTACTCACACGTCTGCTCTGGTGGCAATATGAGCTTAATCTGTTAACTATTGAAGCTGTACAGACATTACTTTCGTCTATACAGGAGGCTCAAGCTGAAATCACGGTTAAGATACAGGCAGATATTGAGGGAATTGCAAAGCTCTCGGAATGGCGTAAGGAATACGATGCACATGTGATGGTTTGGATGGATGAAATTACTGCTTCCACCCGTGCGAACGTCACGAGCATAGTAACAGATGCCAGCATCGGTGTGGCATTGGCTTCCATAGATAATCTGAATGACATTCTATCCTTCGGCGGCAAGGCCAAAGCTGCCAGCATAGTAGAAGGTCTGACCAGTGAGCAGATAAAGGAATTCTTTATTAATCAGCCGCTTGGAGGCCGTTTGCTCTCCGAGTGGGTAGACCGCAGTTTTACCTACGGAGCGCAGGAAATGATGCTCAATGCCATCCGAGTTGGCGTTCTACAGGGTGAATCTATTCAAAAGCTCGAACAACGTGTCATCAATGCTGCCGCACAGGGCTTTGCCATCACGCAACGAGATGTCTCGACCCTGGTACGAACTTATGTCCAAGCCGCTAATGTTGGCGCGCAAGAGCATGTCTATAAACAAAATGAGGACATCATCAAGGCTTACAAGCGAACAGAGACTCTCGACAATCACACCTGTATCATTTGCGCTCTTGCTGATGGAGCCGTCTACAAACGTAATGAGCAACGCCCTCAACTCCCGGCCCATGCAAACTGTCGCGGTATCTACCTGCCCATTCTCTTGCCTTTTCGCGAGCTGGGCCTTGATATGGAGGAGTTTGAAGAGATTGAGCGCAACTGGGCTATGCGAGATACGGGTCCACTGGGTACTCATGCTGCCAAGTTGTTGTATTTCGGAAAATACAAAGGAGATTATCATGGATGGTGGCAAGAGCTAACCCCAGAAGAAAAGACCAGAACATCCATCGGCCCTGTTCGTCAAAAGCTGCTCGAATCTGGCGCAGTCAAATGGGAAGATATGTGGGATAGAACCAGTGGGCTACCACTGACCTTGGAACAAATGGGTTTTACTCTGTCAGGCGAAAAAAGATAGCATTAGCCCCAAAGGCTACCGTAGGTAGCACATTTTTATGGAAAAAACCGGCTATAACATTGCTACATACCTAGCGTAGTCATAGCCTTCGGAATTCACCACCAGCGTGGGGCGTCCTTGTGCCAGTACCAACAGGCAGTCGTGCGGGCAGCCCCTGCCCGAAAGAAAAGGCAGGGGCTGAAAGGAATCGGCCACAAAGGTATCGTATTGAGCGGAAGTGAAGCGGATGGATTGAGTGATAGTGACAATCTGTCTGTTTGCCGGATGCCTTGCGGCTTTGACTTCCTTCACCTGTTCGAGTGATACGGGCTTGAAGGCGAAAAAGGGTTCTTTTGGGTTCATGGTACGCCTCTCTACATTGCTTCAAAGGAGGCTGTGTAAACCATCCCGCTAAGATACGGCATGGGTGTGGGGATACCCAGTTCCTTTCGGGTGCGGCTGCTCAGTGTCCAGCTGTTCCAGCGGGCTATGGCTGCGTCTATGGCGTCTTTCAGAGGCATCTTCGCCAGAAAGCAATGAACATCGTCAGCAAAATGCCTTCCCCAACGGCTGTCCAGAAAATCACGCACCTCATCCGCTTCCGCTCCTGTCACTTCCATAATCGCTGGCAAAGCGATATTCCACGCCTCTTCAGCGCATCCATCCAAATTCATGGTTCCAAAAAATCCGTATCCTTCGTTTTCCGTCTTGAGGATGTTCATTTTTTTCATTTTTTTCATCTTTTACTCCTTTGTATTTGCCGTGACTGTGTATTCGCTCTTTTCCGAATACATGCCAAGGCAATCATACGAAGTTTTGCAAAAATTTTCTAAATTAGGTGTTTATTATTCATGAAGGGATATAGAAGCTATATCATTACTGCAATGGTGAGCAGCGCACCAATGTAAAAAAAAACAGACAACGGCGTCAGTAGGCGCAAGGAGTACAGGCAGATGCCTTGGAAGATGGATGAAGAAGGAAATCTGGTGATGGATGGCAACAATCCTGTCTGGATTAGTGCCGATGGCAAGGAAGCGCCCTATGACCCTGAAGCTCGTGGCAAGCAGATTGCCGAGCTGACCGCCAAAGCCAGACAGCGCAAGGATGAGCTTGAGGCTCTTGCAGAGAAATATGAGGCTATGAAGGATATTGAAGATGTGGCAGAGTTTGTAGCCGCCGCAAAGCGTGATGCCGAAACCGTAGCCGCAATGCAGGAAAAGGATCGCCAGAATGAGGAGACTATCCGCCGCCGCATTGACGAAGCCTTAAAGCCGGTGGCAGCCGAGCGAGACAAGCTGCGTGGTGATCTGGAAAAGACCATCGCCCAGCTGGCAGCCGAAGTCATCGGTAACAAATTCATGGCTTCCCCCTATGTCAATACCCATCTGGTCAATCCGGCTATGGCAAAAGAGCTGTTTTCTAACCGTTTTGTCATGCGTGACGGAGCCCTCATTGCCAAAGCCTTGGATGGCAGCGAGATGTACGGAGAAACCGGCAGTCTTGCCGGTTTTGAAGAAGCTATCAAGAAGATGGTAGCCGACAGTCCTTTTCGCGACAATTTGCTCAAACAGGCTCCCGGTGGCTCTGGCAGCACCAGCAGTAACGGCAAACGTCCGGGGATCAATCCTTGGAAGCAAGACACTCTCAACTTTACCGAACAGGCGCGTATCACCAGAGAAAACCCGGCACTTGCCGAAACACTTGCCAAGGAAGCCGGAGCCCATTTCTTTGGCTAGAAGGAGCTAATTTACAATGGCAAATACTACTCAGGTTGCAGACCTCATTGTTGCTGAAAAAATCATCACCGGCAATACCATCCTGCGGACACTGGCAACCAATGCTTTTGTGCGTTCCGGCGTTGCCGTCAGTGACCCCAAGCTGACCGCTTTCCTGAACAGCGAAAATGGCGGCAAGACTATAGAAGCCCGTTTTCTTGCACCTCTGAAAGACGATGACCCCAACATTTCCAGTGACGACCCGGCAGTACTGGCTGTACCCAAAAAAATCACGGGTATCAGCAATACCGCAGTGCGTCAAAGCCTCAACCAGGCATGGTCGGTCATGGATTTGGCTGTAGATCTGTACGGTTCTGATCCTGTGGGGGCTATCACCACACAATTCTCAGACTATTGGGACACCGTGCTGACCCGCCGTGTTCTGGCTTCCCTGCAAGGGGTGACGGCAGCCAATATCGCCAATGACAGCAGCGATATGGTGGTGGATGTCTCCGCCCAAAGCGGTGCTGCAGCTCTCTTCTCGGCAGACTCTTATATCACCGCCAAAGGCAGTATGGGCGACCGCGCATTTCGGCTGGGCAACATTGCCGTGCATAGCACAGTCCATCAAACCATGCAGCGGCAGGGTCTCATAGACACGATTCCCAATCAGCAGGCTGACATCGGCTTTGGCACTTACATGGGGGCAGGCATCATTGTTGACGACGCCATGACTGTGGATGCCAGCGGCGACACCCCGAAATATTACAGTTATTTGTTTGGTCGCGGTGCCTTTGCCCTCGGCATGGGTTCGCCCAAAGTCCCATTTGAAGTGGATCGTGTGCCTCTGGCCGGTAACGGCGGTGGTGAAGAACAGGTCATCAGCCGTGTGGAATGGGTCATCCATCCGCAGGGCTTTAAGTGCGGACTGACCGAAACCCCTACCATCGCCCAGCTACAATCTGCCGGTACTTGGCAGCGTGCCTTTGAACGCAAACGTGTCCCTCTGGCTGTCCTCATTACCGCAGGATAACGGAGAATATTATGGCCAGAATAGCAGAACAAGCTCAACAGCCACAGACCGAATCGCACGAAGCAGATTCACGCACTCAGTCTGCCCAAGCATCACGACAGGGTGAAGGGCAGAAAAAGCCTTCGCCTGCAGCTCCTGCCAAGCCACTCTCTCCTATTCAGGAGAACATGCGCATCGCTGCCCTCTTGCGCAACGATAGAAAGGGGTCAAACGATATTGAAGCATTGAGAAATGAAAATCGTGCTTTGCGCCAACAACTTGCCTATGTGCAGCAACAGCTACAAGAGCAGCAAAATAATCACATTCGATAGAACTTTGCTGCCTGAAACAGCAGCAGGAATGTTCGAGCGTTACATTCCTGCTGCATACGGAGTAAATTAATGCCCCTTATAGTCGAAGATGGTACTTGCCCTCCAGACGCAAACAGCTATGTCAGTGTGGCAGATGCCGATGCCTATGCGGTCTTGCGAGGTTTATCCGATTGGCCCGCGTTCGTACCTGATACCGACATGGATGCCGACCCAAATCTGCTCAGGAAAGAAGCTGCCCTCGTCCGTGCCACTGATTACCTGAACACGCTTGTCTGGCAAGGAGTAAAAGTAGATTGGCAGCGCGTCATGGCTTGGCCGCGTACAGGTATCGTCATCGCCTTACCGGACACAGAAATCCCTGCCGACATAGTCCCAGATGCTGTGCGCCGAGCCTGTATAGAGGCTGCCGTTCTTCTCTATGCTGGTGAAGACTTGCTGGCTAGTCAGGAGCGTGGTGGCCGGATACAGCAAGAAACCATAGGGCCTATCACAACGGTCTATTTTGATGATTCCGTGGGTGAGACTCTGTATCCAGCCATTTCGGGCTTGGTAAGTGCATTTTTAGCTCAAATTCCAGGGAAGCCAACAACCCGCTCAGGTTGCGTTGATACCATGAGGTCTTAGTCATGTCCGTTTGCATTTACCACCCAGATAAGGCCAGCATCGTCAAAGCCTCCGAAATCCCCATCGAAGATGGAAAACATTGCTGGCATGTCATACTCTGGTCCAATCTCAATGCCCTGCAAAGCGAGATGGCCTGTCGTGGCAAAAAATGTGAGCAGCGCACTGTGGGACTGACCTGTCCTGCCCCCTATATTCTCGCCAATGACGGGAGCAAACGTGTCCCCAGAGTCTTGGGCGAAATCCACTTTGCCCAGGGTGAATGGAATACCGAAGTGGTGGCCCATGAGGTCATGCACGCTACGGCTAACTTCCTGCTTATTCACGAAGAGTTGTTACAGGAGCTTGAAGAAATCGATCCGCAAGAACGTGTGTGTTACATGCACGGAAGGCTGTTTGACGCTGTGTACCGTTTTCTGTGGGAAGCTGATCCCTATCCTTTACCGGAGAACAGGATAACAGCATGAACCCCTCTGCTCTGGCGCGTAAGGCTACCACAAAAATCGCCAAATTCGGCCAGCACATGGAATATGTAAGGGAATCGGAAGGCCCCGTGAACCCTGAAACCCTGCAACCGGAAGTTGAGCAGAGCATAACTGCTTTCACTGGTATGTGGGACAACGTCAAAGCCTATGAAGCGAGCAATCTGGTAGAGATAACGGACAGTGTCATCTGGGCAGGAGGGGATGCCATCCCTACCCCAGACAGTACCGACTGGATTCGCGTGGACGGCACGGCTTGGGACATCATTCATGTAGCTCCAACCAAGCCTGGCTCTCAGGCCATCATTTACCAGCTATTCGTTCGCAAGGCAGGTTCTGCCCGTGGATATAGCAGACAGGGTAAGTAATGTTGATTCGTAGTTCCGGCATTGATGCCATAGACCGCAGCCGTAAGCAGTTCGCCCGGCGCATCAAAGAGCTCAACGCAAAACGCTGCAAGACTCTCACAGAGTTTCAATCGGCTGTGGAGGAGACGGTTAAGCTGATGATAGAGGGAGAGGCTCTGTCCCTCGTGCGATCCATTGTTATGCAGGCATATGGACGCATTGCAGAAAGAACACCGATTGACACAGGCCGTGCGCGAGCCAGCTGGCAATTTTCAATGGGTAGCATCGACACATCCGTACAGCCAGAAGGTGAATATAAGGATAAACTGGAAGCCATCAAAGCCGAAATCGAAGCACGCATCGCCAGAGCTGAACCAGGCATCTGGTATATCTCCAACCACCTTGAATATATCGAAGCTCTGGAGGCTGGCTGGTCACGACAAGCACCGGGCGGAATGGTAGCTCTGACGTTGCAGGAGCTAAAACACCGACTGTCTGCCCTGAATGCAGAAAGGCTCTGAACATGCTACGACTTGACCTGATACTTAAAGCATTTTCCGTTACTACCAGTACGGCATTGCTTGGGATTATGCCCGATGGCGGCTATGAGCTACTGCCGCTGAATAGAGACTCCAGTCCTGACAATTCTCTGGTTCATATTATCGTCAGTCTCAAGCCCGGAGAGGCATCATCCAGCGAGCTGGGTGGCGCAGAGGCTCTTTCTACACGTGTAGGAGTATGGAACATCACCCAGAGCCTACCCAAGAAAATGGCTGTAGGCGATGGTTTGCTGACTGCCGTCATGCTGGAGGATGTTTTTCGCCGCCAGACTCTGGCTACCGAGCAGTGTGCAGTAATCTGTGAGGAGCCCTACACCGAAGACAGAGGCACAGACCCGAATACGGGCCGTTATCTGATACAGACCACCATTCCTTGGTATGTCATCTACGGGGGCAGTATCAGGGATAAGGAGAACTTAACGTGAGTCAGACACTATGCTCCACGGTATTAAAAAGTAATGTTCAACGAGCCTTTGCTATCATAGAAGGAGTACCCGGAACGCTGGAAAAACCAACCGCAGCCAACTGTATATTACCAGCTGGCCGCGCTTCCATTGCCCAAACCCCAACTTTTACAGATAGTCCAGAATTATCTGCAACACTGGATATAGTGAGCCAGAGCCGTGATGCGATGCCTCCCGGCGACTGGACTCTGCCAATGGTAGCACGTCTTACGGCAGGTGCAGATGCACCACAGGGTGACGCTCTCTTCCGTGCAGCTATGGGCAAGCTCAATCTGGATACACCGGGTGAGCGTCAATACAGGCTTCATACATGCCGTCCTTCAATTTCATTATGGCTGCAGCATGACCAAATCGTGCAGTTCATGTCAGGTTGCGTGGTAGAAAATTTGAGCTGGAGTCTTGATCGCAATGGGCTGACGATTTTCTCCTTTTCCGGACGTGGACGCAGAGCTGGCGTAGTAGGGGTGGCTGAACTGGCTGCTGCGCCGGTGGATACAACCATTACGCTGGAAAGCGGTCAGTCTTTGGCATTCAGCGTAGGAGGATATATCCAGAATCTCTCCAAAGACGATACCCTTGAATACCAAATCACCGCTATCAATACAGCCAGTGATACGCTTGTACTGGATACTGCTCCCACAGACTGGCTGGCAGGTGAAGAAATCGGCCCTTGGTTACCAGCAGCAGATGCTATTGGCCTGGAAGTCGAAAACAACAGCGTTGACTTGTTCATAGACGGTGCGGAGGGCCGCATGCGCCCATCAACCTTCACCGCCGAACTGCCCGGACAATTTATTGAGGAAATCGGCGATACCTATCCTGGGGAGACGGCCGATACCAGACGTTCAGTCAGTATGGACATCAGCGTTTATTTCCGTAAGGCCGAAGCCGTGCGTTTCGGCCAAACACTGGAAGGCAAGACACTCGAAATGCTGCTCAAGGCATACAATGCTAATGGCAGCATCGAGGTACATATGCCCAAAGTACGGCTATCCTCACCAACCATAGGCGAGGAAGATGCAGTACTCACCTT